TCCAATACAAACGGGCGGGAAACGGGTTTCTCGTGGTTTCAACTTTTAAGGATAATAAAATGGAAGCACAAGATTGGGTAAATGTCGTATTGAGTGCTGGAGGCACGATTGCCACAGCCGCATTGGGGCTACTTATGTCTAAGTTTAATAAGTTAGAAGCAGATAACGATTCTGTTGCAAAGGCTATTAGTGATGTTAAAATCCTTATTGCTAACGATTATGTGAAGAAAGTCGAACTTAATCAACAGCTACAAGATATCTCTAAAAAGTTAGATAAGTTAGAAGATTTAGAAACTCAAATGGCTACGCAATATGCTCGTAAAGAAGATCTTAAAACCCTAGGTGAAAGCCTAGGAAAGAAATTAGATCAAATACTCGATAAACTAGAAAGAAAAGCTGATAAGACAGATTGGAGGGGCAATGGCTAGAAGCAAAATTAATGCACCAACAACTGATTTAGTTACAGATACAGGTAGTGTATTATGGTCATTTATCAAGGGTGAGCAATTAGAATTTCCTATTACACTTAAATTTTTAGATGATGCTACTGCTGGTTATACATATGAAGCTGTAGTAATTGAAGCAGATAATGCTAATAATAAAGGTTTGCCTACAGCAGCATTAACTAGTGGTGTACAAACAACAATCGCTACTAGAGTACCTACTAATCGTGGTACATGGGATGCAGCACAAGCTTATAACAGAGAAGATGTGGTGTTATACAATGGTGTATATTATCGATTATATGATGGCTTGATTCGTGTTAACGCATTAACGCCTGATTTAGATGCTACGTGGATTACTACTCAATTAAATAAAATATACATTAGATTCCCTAGTACATTAGGTTCTACATGGGTTACACAGCCAACAGTTGCCAAGTCGTCTTATGGATTTTTTGAATTAAGAGTCACTGAAAACAGTGCTACATTTCCTCGTACATGGAAACCTGTTCGTGGCTTAGTTGAAATTCAATTCAGTCCAACGGATCTAGTGACATGAGTGAACAACTAGATACTGATTTAGTATTCAGTGAAATAGTTACTGATGCTATAATAAATGAAATAACTGCTAATGATGTAGTGACAGATATTGTTACAGATACATCATCAATAGATTTAGAGGCTCTATATGCTACTTTAGAATTACTTTCTACAGTTATTACTCCAGAATTAGTATCTAGTGTGTCCGCTAATGAAATAACTGCTATAGAAGTTATAAATGAAAATACAGCTAATTTAGCTAATAAAGATATTATTGGTAATAAATCTAATTTAGCTGAAAATGCTGCTATGCTAATTGGAGCCTTTCAATATTTTCCAGAAAAGCTGTCATCAACTGAATCATTAGTAAAGATATTACAATACAATCGAGAATTGTTTGAAGAATTTCAAATACCTGAAGAAATATCTTTACAACTTACTTCTAAAACACTTGATGAGTTTTTCAAACGTGAAGAAATATCTTTAAATCCTCTCGCTAATAAAGAAGATGTTGTAGTAGTCTCAGAATTAGTTACTGAAGAATTGATCAAAGCATTGACAAAGTTCTTTAATGATGAAGTCCGTACTATTGAATTTGTTGACTATTATGCAGGCAACTCTCGTGGTGGCCATGATGGCAAGAGGACTGCTGATGCTGTCTCAATGTACCCGACAACACGTTATAACGAAACTAAAAACGGCATTGATCTGTTTTTAAAGACTATTTATAAAAATGTCAATGAATCATTACATGTAATTGATAATGTCATTGCAGCGGGTGGCGATGCAGCTAATACTAATAAGCTAACTGAAACTAAACAAATTAGGGATACATTGCAAATATTCCTACAAAATTACTTTGCCGAAGACTACGTTGATTTTGGATACGTAGCGGAAGGCTATTCAATTCAAGGATAAAAATGTTAACTGAAGAAATTAAGGCTTTAGGGACAGTGTCCTTTGAGCTTACAGATGAATTCGGTAATGTGAAAGACTCTGGTTCTAATAACTTAATTGTTAACACAGGCCTCAGCTATATTACTGGACGCATTTTAAATAATATAATCACACCTGTTAGCTATATGGCTTTAGGGACTGGCACAACAGCTGCATCATTGCTTAATACTGGTTTAGAAATTCCATTAGGGCCTAGAACGGCTTTAACAGATTCTAGCCAAGTGACTACTAATGTATTAAACGATTCTGTACAATATACATGTGCTTTTGCCTCTGGTGTCGCTACTGGTGGTATTACTGAAGCAGCATTATATAACGCTGAAACAGCGGGCATAATGATCGCTAGAACAGTGTTTCCTATTATCAATAAAGGGCCGCTAGATGTATTAGCGATTGTCTGGAAGATAACAATTTACTAAGGATAAATATGTTACAAGATAAAATGAAATCAGAAGGCACTGTTGCTTTAGTTCTTAAGAAAGCTGATGGTGCGATTAAAGAAGAAAGAGTTTATAATAGTATTGTAAATAACGGAAAAGTGTTTTTAACATCTAGATTGTTTGCCACTGCAAGTGATGTATTCACATATCACATTGGCATTGGTGGTAGCAATACAGCTGTTGCTCTGACACAAAATAATTTGTTAACTGCATTCGGTGACAGATTAGAATCTGAGACTCCCGTAGCTGTTACTACAAGTATTGCTAATGATACAATACAATTTGTAGCAGAATTTGGCATTAGTGAAACAACACTAGCTATTCAAGAAGCAGGTTTATTTACATCCTTAACAGGTAATACTATGATAGCAAGAACAGTATTTGGAATGATTACAAAAGCTCCAGACGATACTCTTACTATTACGTGGAAAATTCAACAAACATAGGTGATGATATGCCACTCATCACTAGAGTAGGGAAAGGCAGTCCTCTTACAAATGATGAGATGGACTCTAATCTATTATATTTAGATTTTTCAAAAGTTAGTGTAGGTTCTTCTATATTTTGGCAAGAAGGTTTTTATAAAGCAAAGAACATTGTACAATATGAGAATACTACCTATATTAACAATTTTGATACTAGTGCAGTTCCAGGTTTAAATGATGAATGGATAGCGATAGCTGGATCATCTGGTAGTAGTGCAACTACACTTAAGTTTACATCAGAAACACTAACAGTTTCCAATGGTAAAATAAAGCCTAAGAGAAAGCCTCGTGACGGTGTTACGTGGAGTTGGCTATTATTAAGTAACCCTATTCAACCATTATTGCCGGGTGTTTATTCTGCATCTTATATTAATGCTGGTACACAATATAACGGTCAGCAAATTAATATTACATATATGTATAAAGAGAATCCATTCTTATTGACGGATCGCTCAAAAGCTAATTCTATTATAATACCTAAATTAAATAAAGTATTTAAAGAAGTATCTTCAAAATCACATTCTTTAACATTTAGAATTAATGCTATACTTTCAACACCTGCCACACTTGTCGAAAAGATTAATAAAGATATTGTGCAAGGTGATGAGTATGTATATGTAAATACGTTAGACTATTTGAAACATTCTCGTGGTCAATATCCACGCTATACAGACAGCAGTATTTCGAGCAGTATCATTACATATACCTTAGAAAAGAAGGGCGGTATATTGAACTATGGTACAATAGCTATAGATACTACGTTCTCACAAGACTACGGTAGCGTTAGTAATAGTGCCACTGAAACAAGAATTTATGGCGGATTGGTATGACAACACCTACTATTGCCGTTCAGTACAGAGGTGGTACTACTACTGAACATCAAGCTTTTACAGGATTGTTAAGAGAATTAACAATAGATACCACCAAAAAGACAGTTGTCGTTCATGATGGGACAACACCAGGAGGTTTTCCTTTACAAAAAGAATTAATCTCTGGACAAACTTTAAAAACACTCAATTCTCAGTCTTTGCTAGGGGAAGGTAATATTGTAATTAATATTCCCGTAGCATCTACTACAGTATCTGGTACAGTTAAGGTAGATGGCACTTCGGTTATAATTACTGAAGGTGTAATTAGTGTAGCTACTTTGCCTACAGCTTCAACTACTGTTCTTGGTGGTGTTAAAGTTGACGGGACTTCAATTACTATTGATGCTGAGGGTAAAATTAGCGGGGCATCTACATATACTCTCCCGAAAACAACTACAACTGTTTTAGGTGGTGTTATCGTAGATGGTACTACAATTGTTGCCGATTCTGCGGGTAAAATCTCTGTCACAAGCGGTAATGGGCCGCCTTCAGCTTTTTCAACATTCTCTATGGTAAATGGAGAACTAATTGTAGAACATTCCTCATCGTTTACTTTATCGTTAGTGGCAGGTGAGTTCATATTGGGGTACACATAATGACAACAACAAATTTAGGACGAATTGCAATTGTACCTCAAGGCAATTGGGTAGCTGGCACTTATAAATATTTAGATTTAGTTAGATATCAAGGTTCCGTTTACATTGCCAAGGTAACAACAACTGCAGTTCCTACAGATACCGCTGCATGGTCTTTAGTGGTTAGCGATGGCGCACAAGGTATACAAGGTGTTGCGGGACCGCTTAATCCTAACGCAGTTACAACAGGCAAATCTATAGCAATGGCTATAGTATTCGGAGGTTAACAAATGGCAGCACCTAACATAGTTAATGTTGCAAATATTTATGCTAAGACAACGTATCTTACCCCATCGGTAAATACCGCAGTTGTTCTTTTGCCTAATCCAGCAGCAAGTGGTAAAGTTTTTAAAATAAATCAAATTCTAGCGGCTAATGTTGATGGGGCCGTCTCAATTGCAGCAACAGTTTCTATTTATACAAATGGAGCAGCAACTCAAGGTTCTGCGCCTAGTAACGGTACTGTGTATCCTATTATTTTTGCAGTATCTGTTCCAGCAGGCGCAACGTTAAATGTACTTGATAAATCTACTGCTATTTATCTTGAAGAGGGCACATCTATTGTAGTGACTTCTGGAACATCTAATAAAATTACATTCACCACAAGCTATGAAGATATTTCATAAGGAGATTTCTAGTGGCTAATCGTTGGAAAGGTAATTTAATAGCGTCAGCAGCTACTTCTAGCGGTACGAATTATACAGGAAAAGCTAATGGCGCGTGGTGCTTAAACAGTCAGCTACAACAAAAAGCAGCTGGACTTTGGGCAATTAACGTAACACCTCCACTCGCTCCAAGTATATATAGTGCTACTCCTGGTAACGCTAAAGTTACGCTAGATTTTACGCCAGGCTTAACAGGCGGTGGTACTGTTACTTATACAGCTACTAGCAGTCCTGGCGGAATTACAGCAAGTGCATCAGGTTCTCCAATTTTGGTCCAAGGTTTAACTAACGGAACCCCTTATTCATTTACTGTAAGAGGTGATTCGGAATATGGTGTAGGTGCGTTGAGTGCAAATAGCAACACTGTAACGCCAATTGCGCAATTGCTCGCCTTCGCTGGCCTTGTAACCCCAAAATTAAGTGTTTGGAGTTTAAACTCAACTGGCTGGGACACTCAATACCCAGCGTATATTTCAACACACGCTGAGAATCCATTAACAGTATCTTTTACAAGCAATGGAAAGTATATAGTTTATGTTACGAATAATGCGCAAAAGAATGTTTATATAATAGAAGCTGCAAATGGAAACCAAATCAATTCGTATGCCGCTAATAGTACAAATACTGTGCTGAATGCTTTCGAAATAGCCCCTAATATGGCTGTTGCAGTAGGCGCTTACGGAACTGGAGATATTACATCGTATGGTTTTGCTAATAACGAAGGGGTAACCACTAAACACGCAACAGAAGTATACACTAATAGCAATTTTAACCCTGAAGGGCTTGCTATACACCCATACAGTAACGCTGTTGTAGTAGGGCGTTGGCACGCTACAACAGGAATTTCCGCCTATAACCTTTCTACAAGCGGTATTGGCTCAAAAATGTCAGACCCTTCTACACAAACCCCTCATATTTCTGGAGTCACGTTTAATCCAAGCGGCAACGCAGTAGTGGGTGGCAAGTGGAATTCGCCTTTTGTAGCGGCATACAACTGGAGCGGAGGTTTTGGTACAAAATTTGCAGACCCCGCCACGCTTCCCCCTGAGAATTTTTGGCGTAGACCTGCTTTCACTGAAGCAGGAAATGTAGTTGCTCTGACAGGAATGGCAGTATATTCGTGGTCAACTAGTGGATTTGGCACAAAATTTGCAAACCCTGCTACTGCATTTACGGATTTTACGGTTGATGTTGCGTTTAATCGAGCCGCAACTATTATAGGTGTTAGCATCGGCTCTAACCCAGGTGTTTTACTCTATTCTTGGTCAAGTAGTGGATTTGGTACAAAACTTGCAAATTCTTCCCCCGCATATACAGGTCAGGTTAATGGACTTGCTATGTATTAATTTTTAATTAAACAATGAGATATTTAAAATGTATTTAACAATTACTTCACAAGACACCACTGATGCTTTGGCTATTAACGTAGTTCACCGCGAAAGAGAATTTCATCAATATCAAATTAATATTGATAACTACACAGCTATGCTAGCTGCGCTGCCACAAGGTGATATACCTTCTGACATTGCACCCTATATGGACACACCAACTGAAGATCTTCCAGCTTTTATACCTTTGGAAACTATTCAATTAATCTCTGACTACCAATGGCGTAAGCGTATTAGTGTGTTGATCCGTACAGAAGCTATCGAGCAAAATAAAGTTAAACGAATTCTTGATGCGTTAAAAGCCCAACTTCCTGCTGACCAACTAGATACTTTAGTTGCTGCTGCTTTAGTTAAAGTTAATGCTCAATCTGCTCCTTCAGCTTAGCTTATAGCTAAAGTAGGGGTTAATGGAAGTATTACGCAAGGACTTTGTAAAGCCAAAGAAAACAATTCTAACTTTTCAAGGAGTATTACATGGCTGAAATGACAACACCAAATATTTTTACAATGCCACAAACTGGTGGTAACAACGACATGGGTATGGGCGCAATTACACCATTAATCTTAGGCGCGGCATTATTTGGCGGGAGAGGCGGTTTGTTTGGAAATAACAATGATGGAGCTGCTGTAGCAGCGGCAGCGGTTGAACGTGGCGCAACAGTCGCTGAAGTGCAAGGTATTGTTAACGGTATTACTGCTATGCAAGACATCGGTTCTGCAAGACGTGAAATCGGTAAAGTAGAAAAAGAGATTTGGCAAGCTGAAGGTGATTTACAAGCTGCAGTAACAGCTTCTGGAAGCGCTGTTCAAAACCAAGTTCTACAGTCTCAAATTGCTTCAATGCAAGGTCAATCTAATATTATTAATAGTATTGATAGCCATACTGCTCAATTAGAGATTGGTCAAGCAGCAACTAATGCGGCACTTGCAGCTGGCTTTGCAGCTACCGCTCTTGCGGCTAAAGATGCAGTTATTGATGGATTACGTAATACACAAATCATTACAGCTAATGCTGACAACAACACTAAAGATGTTCTTGCGGCTATTGCTAACCTTAAAGATACATTACCTAATTCTCGTGAATTAGAGTTACAACGTCAAGTTGGTGTACTACAAGGTGAATTATTTAATTCTACAACACAAGGCGCTATCAAAGCATCTACTGTTGAAGTTAATCAAACAGTAAACCAAAATAACTTACAAAACCAACAACAACAACAAATGCAAGGCATTATTGGTGTATTGAACGGTTTAGTTGGCGAATTACAACGTAACACACAACAAACAATTGCTATTGGAAGCACCTTAACGGGAAACGCCCAAACAGCGACCAACAATCGTGTGAACGGATAGACTATGGATCTGACTCAATCATTAGAGGAACGAATCCGATTACTGCAATCACAAATCCAACCGATAAAAACTACGGTCTCAAAGAGCGTGGACGACGTCGAGGAAAAGATGAGAAGAGTATTTCAGGAAGAGATGTCCAAGCTAAGCACGAGTCTTAACCAAAATGTTGCAGCTAGTGTGAACCCCATGCTAGCTGCTCTTGGTTCTGCACTATCGGAAGAAGAACAAACATGGATATCGCAACCTGAAAATCAGGATAAGGTCACAGATTTCTTTAGAACCGCTGAAGGCCAAGCGATAACCAGACGATTTATGATGTCGTATAAGGAATACAAATGCAAGTAGTACATACAATTAAATTATCAGTAGAAGAATGCGATGCGGTATTTAGTCCTGCTGAAAAGGCAGGGGCTATTAAAGAAAGCGTAGCATTTGTACCTGAAGAGAAAATAGCTAAACAAGCTGAGTATAGAATGGCTTTTGAGGATGCTTTACACAAATTAGTATCAGAAGCGTTTGAATATGGTTATAACGTAGGCGCTAATACCGCTAACACTAAAGATACAGAAATGTACAAACCAGCCTAGGAGTTTACAATGTACGCAAATATTTTAGAAGATATTATTGAAGAAGTCGTTGATCTTGTAGTGCCCGACGATGTGGTTGAAGAAGTTGTTGAAACAATCGTAGAGGAACTATTATGACAAACAGTTTAGATAAAGCATTTAAAGATGCAGGAAAAGCTATTAATCACACTGTACACGAAGCAGCAGATGTTGCAGAAAAAGTTGTGACTAATCCTGATGTACAAGAAGTAGCAAAAGAAGTTGCTATTGGCGTTATTGTTGCAGCGGTATAATTATGGAACTTAGCGATAAAGGCGCAGAAGACTTAAAAGGTTCTGAAGGGTTTAGATCGCAACCGTATCCAGATGGTGAGGGCGTCCCTACTATTGGCTTTGGTAGTACTTTCTATGAGAATGGTACTAGAGTCACACTAAAGGACGCTCCCATTACTAAGGAGCGAGCGTTACAAATCTTCAAAGTTACCCTTAAGCAATACACAAGTGCAGTTGATAAAAACGTAACTGTACCGTTAACACAAAACGAATTCGATGCATTAGTAGAATTTACATATAATGTAGGTGTAGCCGCTTTTAAAGGTTCTACATTATTGAAACTACTTAATGCAGGGGCACCTAAAGATCAAGTGGCTGCTCAATTCCTTAGATGGAATAAAGATGAAGGTAAAGTCGTTCCAGGCTTAACCAATAGACGTAAACGTGAATCAACTAAATTTTTAGGAAAATAAAATGGCAGATCAGCAAGAAACATTAACCGTAGCCCCTAAAGTTATGGCTAAGGTACAACCAAAAGAATTTGTAAATAAAATTACATCTAACTGGAATATTACACCTACTGAAGTTGAAGAGGAAATCACAGCTTTGAATAGTGTGACAAATGAATATTTTGAAGGCACTATTGTTGAATTTAATAGACTATTAGAGGCTTAGTATGACATACGGCCCTACTAAGACAGTTGCGGATCCTTGTCAAGCGTATGAGTATCTTAAACCTTCGTGGAATAAGGCACGTGCTGTATGCAATGGGGAACGTACTGTAAAAGAGCTGGATCAGTATATTGATCTAATTAGATTTAGCAATTTGCTGATACCCTTCTCTACAACAATGAGCCAAGCTCAATATGACTTTTATAAGTCAGAAGCTGAATTACCAGGCATTACTGCACAATTTGCTAAGATGCTTGTTGGGGGTTTATTAAGAAAAGCTCCTATATTAACATTACCGGATGAAGTTCCTGAAGAAGCTAAAGATTGGCTTATCAATAATATCGGACGTGATGACTCTACACTAGTAGCATTTCTTGATGAATTATTGTGGGAAGAAATTAATACATCCCGTGCATGGGTATTTGTAGACTATCCATCTGTTAATAATGTTGAAAGCTTAGACAAAGAAACTAGAGATATGATTAAACCATATCCTATTTTGCAAAAAGCCGAAACAATTGTTAATTGGGCAACAGCTGTAGATATATTTGGTAAAACAGTTTTAAAATATGTAATTGTTAAAGGTTACTCAGACGATTATACTATTAATGAATTCCATGCTATGAGAGTCCCTACGGTCTGGGTACATGAGTTAAACGAAGAAGGCAATTATCAAATTCGTAAGTTCATGGGCACAACTAAAGACAATGGCGATCAAACTCTTAAAATAGGCGGTATTGGTGAGAAAGCTCAGCAATTACTACCTTCAGGCCATTTCGAGTTAATAGAAACATTTGACAATATACTTAATAACGGGGAACCGCTAAAGCATATTCCTGCATGGCCTGTCAATGGTAATATAGAACCTATTATGCCATTATTAATGCCTATCGTAGATAAAGAGATTAGCCTATATAATAAAATTAGTAGACGAAATCATTTATTATATGGTGCAGCTACTTATACACCTGTTATTATGTCAGATATGCCTGATGAACAATTTGATGAAATTGTAGACGCTGGATTAGGGTCTTGGATAAGATTACGCCAAGATGATAAAGCAGATGTCTTAAAAACACCCACAGACGCATTACAAGATATGCAAAAAGCTATTGAAGCATCTATTGATGAAATGGCTAAACTTGGCATTAGAATGCTTACAACTGAAAATGAACAATCAGGTATTGCATTAGAAATTCGTAATGCTGCTCAAACGGCACAATTAAGTGTGTTGAGTACAAAAATCTCCAGTACATTAAAGCAAGTAATATGCTTAATGGTTAACTGGAGATATGGCCTGCAAATTGATTCATGTGATATTGTGTTTAATTTATCCGCAGATTTTGATCCAGTGCCTTTAGGTGCTGATTGGTTGAATCTTGTCACTCAATGGTATCAATCAGGTTTATTACCTCGTAGCGTGTGGCTACAAATGCTTAAAGCAAATGATATTCTTGATTCTGAATATGATGATGAAGCTGCGTTGCAAGAAGTGAATGCAGATGAGTTGATCATTCCTGCTGCAACTAAATATAATGATCAGTATGCAATGCAATCAGAAGCAGCTGCAAATAATAAACCCAAAGACATAAAGGAATAAATGATGGCTAAAAGTATAAAAAAGAGTATGGCTTTAAAAGGCAATAAAAATGCTGAAGGAAAAGGACATGCAAGAATTGGCGGTTTATTTGCTTCTGTTGCTGGCCCTTTTGGAGCATTTCAAGGTGGTGTAAATGCAGGAAAAGTTGCCAATAAGAAAAAAGCGTCAGCACATTCTTTTACTAAAGAAACAGCTAAAGGTACCAGTGCTGCAGGACTATTTCATGGCGCATTAATTGCAGGGGTAGCTGGAGTTAATCCTATTGCGGGTGCAGCCTTAGGTGCTGCTTCTTATGCCGGATTGACTTACACGGGATCTAAAATTACAGTAATGAAACACGGTAGACATAAAAACTAAGGACTAATAAATGGCCATTAATAGTAATACACAAATATACGATAAAACACTAGATCGCGCAGCAATGATCCGTCTATATGAGAGAAGAGTCTCTGGTAAAGTTGATTTAGTAATAGATGGCCATGTTGTTAGATTAGATAAATTAATTAAAGATGCTGAGTTATCAGGCCGGGGATTTGAAAGATTTAGAGAAGCAGTTGACCAAGAATTGAGAAAGACATATAAATCAATTAATAATTCTGTTCAAAAAGATCTTACATCTCTTGTATCTGATCAGTTGTCATACGCTTATCAAAAAGTTGAAGTAGCTATGGGTAAGATATGGCGTACTGAAAGGCCTAAAAACAGAATATCTGAAGAAATTGTTCTCAAGAATCCATTAAGTGAAAATGGCACAATGGAACAGGGTTGGTCAGGTATTGCTAAAAATGAAAAAATTAGATTAGAAGCAGTTATACGGAAAGGTATAGCTGACGGAAAAAGCGTAGATGAAATAGCTCTACAAGTACGTGCAGGAAATGTACATAATATAACTCGCATGCAGTCGAAAGGTCTGGTAATAACAGCTATTACAGCTGTATCCTCGCAAGCTGATCATGCTATTTATAAGGCAAATGAAAAAGCGTTACAAGGATGGCAATATGTTGCTGTCCTTGACGCACGAACAACTCCACTATGTGCCCATAGAGATGGTGAAATTTATCCAATTAGCGATACAACACATCTCCCACCAGCACATTGGCATTGTAGGTCTACAACAGTTCCTGTATTTAAATCATGGAGCGATATAGCAGATTTAGAAAGTGCAGCACAAGTAAGACGTAGAAATATTGAGAACTTAACTGATGCTCAAAAGGCTTTTTATGACGGTAATACACCACTTAGAGAATCATACAATGATTGGCTAAAGCGTCAGCCACAAGATGTACAATTAAGGCATTTAGGTGATTATAAAAAAGTTAGTATGTTCCAAAGCGGGCAGCTTACCTTAGATCAGTTTACTAATCCCGAAGGTAATTCTATTGGGATTAAAGAATTAAGACGGATGACCGATCCCACATATACACTGCCAAATGATACAAAAAAGTTTGCTAATGCTAAAGCTAAACTTGATGCTATGCAACTTCCAATCATGACACCTGATGATTTAATTGGCAACACTAAGCTTATACAAACACTTAAAGATTATTATTTACTGCAATCAGGTGAATTAGACGGTACATTATCACTCACTAATTATAGGGGTGGTCTTATTCATACTAAGAAATCTGCTAAGGCAAGAGTACTTAATAGTCTTCCAACAGAAGATCAACTCATTTTTAATCCTGTCACAGGTCGATACGAAGATACAAGACTATATCAACCCAATCCGTCCGTACTAAATAATAACTTAAGGTTGACAGAACAAAGCAATGTTCTAAAACCTAAAGATAAGGAATTTATTAAGGAATTTAATGAATTACTTAGTGAGAAAATGGGTGCTAATGAAAGAGCTGTTGTAGTAGATAATCTTCGTATACTGTTTACACGTTTTAGAAATAACGGAGAACAGTGGAATAACTTTAAGGCTGTAGTACAAGGACAAATTAAATTTGATGTAATGAACGTTTCTGATGCTATCGAAACACAGATACGCAGTGACACTAATGTGTTAAAGAAATTAAAGCAGGATAATTATCTTGATCCAGTGCTTGGACCAACTCAATTACAAGACTTACACGATAATTTCCTTTCAAATATTCGCGAGAAAAATAATTGGGAGGATACGGTAGCACCTAAAATAGCTAGAGAATTACGTAATACATTTGATTACAAAATTCCTTTAGTAATTAAAAGAATGCCTAATGGTAAAGAAAGAATTTCAGAATCAGCATTACAACAATTCTATTTAAAATTTGCACACAGATTATCTTTAGCAGATATGCCTGATAGAGATCAATTTGCTATTGCCTTAGGGCGTGATCTTTATAATCTTGCAAATATGAATGGAACAAGACGTAAATGGTATGAGACAGGAATGAAATTACTTGAAGCTAAGAATGTTAATAAATTCTTTGAGGTTGAAACATATGGTGTTCAAAAACGAAGAATGAAAAGCAGACTTAGTGGTGCTTTATTTGGCCCCTATTATGACACCTTATCATATAACATACGTGTAACTGATCCTCGTGTACAAAAATACTCACAGCTCACACGGAAAGTGGATGTCGGCCTACGTGTCGGTGTAACAACGGATAAGAATAAGTTAGTATTTCGCGAAGGTTATAAAACGTATTTTATTGATAATGGTGTCTTTGGTTTAGAAGATACTAGAATACCTATTACATCAACACATAGTTTTGCAGACTTTCCTGTAGAGTTTGTTGATAAGAATATGGCAGATGCACTTAATTGGGCATCTAAATCTAAGTATAAAATTGATAACGACTTTTACGACTTTACTCAGAAATTGCTATACTTTGAAGATGACAGAGGTGCAGCTAAAAAGTATAATGATTTAAACGAATATAAACATTATATTTCTTCTCGTGGTGATGCATATGAGCGATTTAAATCTATGGATTGGCTTAGAAATAATGATTACGCTTTCAGTAATCATGCTTTTGTCGATCATCGGGCTAGGATCTATGATCGTGGCCTTATTAGTCCGCAATCGGGAGAATCATTTAGACCTTTCTTAAATACTGAAGTAGAAAAAGTTCTTGGCGAAGATGGATATAGAAACTTCAGAGATCAGATAGGTGCCTTTATGGGTGGTCTAAATGATGTATTTGAAGGTAGATATAATTCATTGTCATTTACTGGACGCCAAAAGATTGCTGATAAATTGTGGCCAGATATGGTAGACCTTGGTAATAAAATGCTAAGAGCCAGACCTGCAGATTTACGTGCTATTCTGGAATCAGATATGGTGCAATTAATTGAAGGTGAGGAACTTGGTAAGTTCATGAGATTTGCTATGGAAGCTGCTAAGATAGATAATCATCTTAAAGCCGGCGGCTCTATGAATGCATACAAAACAGCTTTAGCTTTAGAACAAGATGCTTCATCATCAGGTGCTCAGATTATTGCGTTAACTACGAAGAACAAACAGTTAGCTTCGTTATCTAATGTTATACCTACAAATCAGAAACGCAGGTTATATGATGAAATTGCTGCTGCAACTTTTAATGATCCTCGGTTTAAAGTTTTAAATGAGAGATTAGGTTTAAATGAGAAAGATTTACGTAAAGCTGCAAAAGCTCAAAATATGGTTACGTTTTATGGTGCTGGAGAAAGAACTGGAATTCTTAATGTTGAAGGTAAACTTGCAAAAGTATTGGAAAAGAAACCTGCAAAACCTGTTGAAACAAAAGTAACAGAAGGTTTATTATCTGAACGTCAAGATTCTGCAGGATTGTTAAGAGTATTAGGTGTTGATAATAAAACAGATCCTAATTATGTAGGTACAGTAGATGAGATTATTAAATCGCAAGGTGAGTTAATTTCAAAGGCTATGAAAGGGCAGTTGTCTCCTGCAGAATTAAAAGATACTTTTAAGTGGTTACATACTTCAGATATTGAATTAACAGAAGCTCGTAAAGAACGTGCTACATATAAGACATTTGATCCTAAAACTGGTGAAAAATTCTCTGAAGAAAAGATAGCCGAAAATAAAGCTAAGTTTGAACAGCGATCAAAAGGCAATACAAAGAAATATATCGCTATGCAAGTCGTTGAGGAACTTGGAGAATTCTTAGAAGAACATTTATTATCATTATCTGTGCCAAAAGACGCTAGAGCTTTTAAATTAATTGAAGCTCAAAAACGTATTTTAAAGTCTAATAGATTTGGTGAAGACACTGTTATTAAAGATGAGGCCAGTGTTTATAATCTTAAAACAAATAAACAAGCAGCTGAAATGGCTTTAGAAGACGCGGAGTTAACACCAACATCCACTGATCCTGAAGCTATAATTAAAGATTTAAATTCAGCATTGCAAGAAGAATTAGCTAATGTAACTAAGAAACCTGAAACATATGCACCTACACTAGTTGTAAAAGCTAGTGATCGTGATAAAGTGTTAAATGAAATATCTGCGCGTGCAGCTAGGTATGAAAGGTTTGATCCTGAAACTACAGCACAACTTAAAGAATTAAGAGAAAATGTAAAAGATATCTTTAACAAAGGTTTAGATCCTGGTGACGAGATTATGGAACAGTTATATTTCTTAGATCCAGCAACAAAAGATCTTGTTGAAAAGATGACACATTCATATGATATGGTCGTTACGCCACGAGATTTTCAAGCCATAGCTAAGTTGATGTCTGAACACTTAAGTGAACAAGTGCCTATCTTAAAAGACTTTACTAAATTCTTTGGCAGATTAGCTGAAGATTATTTAACTAAAGCCAAACCTTCTCAAGCAGCAATGCAATGGAAATCAATAGGTGCTACAGGTTTTTTGGGTACACGTAAAAATGGTTATGTATTGCCTGACAGAATAAGTGAAATATTAGGTTTAAAAGCTGGTGAAGCGCTATCTGAAAAATTTTTAAAACGTTTTGACGGCTGGAAGCCAGATGGTGTATTAGCCGATCTTATTTATGGTGTAAAAGGCCCCAAAGATCGTAGAACAGGGTTTAAAATATTTAAATTAGAGCCTATAGAAAAATTAAATATTTCTAAAGGCTTTGAAGTATTTTATGCTAATAAATTACCAAAATCATGGACTAACGTCCCATGGGTTAATTTTGATGGTAAGATTATTGAGCAGAATTTCACTCAATCATTTGAAGAACGTTTAGTCTATAAAGACAAAGACGGCAATTGGGTTAATAATTTAGTTCAAGTGCAACAGAAAACAGAAGCCACTTGGTGGGAACAAGTAGTAAACGCTGAAGGTAAAATAAATGACATTGCAGACGCAACTAAAGCACGAACAGCTTATGCCGTTAACGGGAATCACTCAAACGATGCCACGTTGGTCAAGAATTTTCATCTCTGGGGACGAGACAATACAATTGCCACGTCAACCATTCACGATGCGTTTTTCGCCAATGCAGCCGATATGTTGGAGGCCCGGAAGGGTATAAGAAAGCTATATGCTAACGTACTAGATAAGAACCCTGTCAAGGTTACTTTAGATGAAATGTTAGCTAGAGGTTTTCCAAAAGAATTATATGATCAATATTTAGAAGAAGCTATTGACAAAGGATTAATTCCAGTTGCTGGTAAATCAGTTGTCGGTGGTAAAACATTAACAGAAGCGGACATCTTAACAAAGAAAGATGTAATGAGCGATATCCCCGATCCTGCTAAATTTGAGGATGATTGGGGCTTTTACGGCATAGGCTGAAATATGAACGCAGAAATTAAAAGATGTACATGTCAACACCCTAATCAGGATAAACTCCATGGTAACGGAATGAGAGTAATGAATCCTGATCAAAAGAAAGGATTCACATGTACTGTATGTGGAGCAAAGCACAAATGAAATTTAGTCACGCATTAGATTTAATAATTGCAAACCACAAACTAGCACGTACAGGTTGGAACGGTAAAAACATGTATGTCAGTATTGTTAGAAATTTTGGTTCAGTTGAGCCATTTTTCATATTAACACAACCTACTAAGACTAACACATGGGTTCCTTCAGTGTCTGATTTATTATCGGATGATTGGATTATCTTTCCAGAGACCCCGTTAAATTAACCCTTAAGCGGTCCCCCCTTTAATGAGTCTATTAGTTAATTAGTCCTTTATTTATTCTTTAATAAAATAATAATAAATAAATATATTAATGATTAATAGACCCCGTTAAATTAACCCTAAATACTAAAAACAAATATCCTATAGGGTGAATTGTATTCACTTTATAACACTGAGTTGTACTCAAAGGAAACATAAAATGACCGAAAATGTCGAAGAAAAAGAAACTGATAATATTACTCCGGATACTACTGCTGCCAATTCTCCTGTGGATGATATGGACACGAAGATCCAAGAAGCTCTTAAACCAATCAAAGAAAAACTCGATAAAGCGTACAGCGAAAGAGACAATGCGTTAAAGAAAGCTGCTGAGTATGAACAAAAAGAGAAAGAAGCTGAAATAAAAAGACTTCAAGAAGAAGGAAAACATAAAGAAGTTTATGAACTTCAGTTAGCGGAAGCCAATGCTAAATTGGAAACGATAACAAAACGTAACATAGAACTCGCTAGGGATTTAGAAGTAAAATCTGTTCTTAGTGGATATACGTTTAGGAGTGATAAAGCTGCGGATATGGCATATATGGATGTGGCATCGCAACTTGTACAAAATGAAAATGGAGTATGGGTGCATAAATCAGGAACTGATCTAAGAACCTTTATAAAACAATTTTCTGAAGACG